ATAATACCCGAATGATTTGTTGATATAAGTAAATGGTGGTTGAATACATAGGATCCTCAAAACGTATTTATGGGTAATAACATCTTTGAAAAACTGGCGGAAAAATATCCCTTTATAACGCTGTGCGTGTACGCCAGCAACGAGTATATTGGAATAGTTCAAAACAGAGACGATGCTGTTACAACCATCTACGACTTTGGTGCTGTGCTCACGCAACAAGACAAGTTGGAATTCTTGGAATTGGCCAACAGTTGGTGGTGGGAAAGCAATAGGAGCATACCCATCAATATATTCCTGCGTGGAGACTGGGATCGATTCCGTTTTACTCTGCGCACATTCAGCAACAAAGATCTTGAGATCTTGCATGGCCCTGTGTGCAGTTTGATAGACATTGCTCGCAAAAAGAGCAAACGCAAATCAATTACACTAGTTCGTCGTATTGAGTAAGTTCATGTGCAAGGCCACCAAGGCTGCATAGCTCACAGCGTGTGACTTTTTAAAAGTATACCCACGCGATTCATCCCCATCCCACACTGACGCAAACACTTCATCCCACAGCCGACGTTGCAAATGAGCCTTGCCCGGTCTAATTATACTGATAAAAGCAGCCATCCTGGGTATCGAGTCGGGCTGCATTGCTGCCAACAAATCCACGTAATTTCCTACATGGACTAACTGAGAGGCCCAGGGTCTGTCTGTCCATAGTCTTGACCATGGAGGTGTTGCTGACAACATGGCTTCGTAGTGTGCAGGATCTTGGATCAACTGATATACACTCATGTTCAACAAGTCAATTTTGAAATAGCCACGCTGTTCTGCTGACTCATAATCAATGGCAGCACAGCCGTGTTCGGTATCTCGTGGTATATCCGTAATATAAATGCCAGAATTGTGTCGTCGTGGCCGACCGTCCACTACCTGTCTGGCAGGTGTGTGCTGGATCAGTTCTAGTATCTTACTTCGATCTGGAACGTCAATATCAATGTCTGCACTCATGTTCTACACAATGCCACAATGGTTTTTAATTGTTGTTCAGATTCCCATACTGCATTCAAGGCATCTGCCACAGCAGGATACTGTTCAGCCATGGCACGTGCTTCCTTTTCTTCTTCCATCTTTTTATGTGCCCACCCAATGGCCTCAACTGCAACGCCTGTTAGAGCAATGTTGACTGAACTTTTCACCGTCAACCATGCTGCACCATCATACACTTGCATCTCATTGCCGTAATATCGAACTAGACCTGCACTAGGAGTGCTAGGACTGATATAAGGGACAGCAGAAGAACTATCTACTGTAATGTATGGTGCTGTGCTGTATATACTTGTATTCATATTACCATCCTGCTTGTTTCAATATTAGTTTTGCGTATTCTGCGTCTGCGGCATAGTCTGCAAACTTCTTTTGCCATATGTCTGAGTCTATGTAAGGCCATATCATGGCCACTTGGTCGGCTGTGAGTTCACCTAGGAACTTTTGTCCTGACTCACAATTATAAATCACCCAAGGACTGATGCGTCCTGTTGTGACAGCATAGCACATGGCATGTGTGCTGCCATAACGCAAACAATCATGTGGGGGTGCTGAGTGTTTTTCACTCCAGTCTATACCAAACTCCACTGCTCGTGCCAAGGCATCTGCCACTGCTTCTACTTTCAAATAGTCCAACAAATACTCAGTATAAATTTTATCACTACCCCAGTTGTCAATTTTTTTGTTGTGTTTCAACAGCCACTCTGTGAACTGTCTGGGATTGATTGCTCGTGTGCCCACACAGTATCTGCCAAACTTCACAAAAGCCCGGTAGTAAGGGCTGTCTGCAAAGTCGTCAAATGTTTTGAGTCTAGCCGATCCTTGTGCAATCTCATAGAACCGCAAGTAGGATTGAAAGCCCAGTTCAACACCACGTTCTGATCGTTCTTGTCTGCGGCGTTTGGGCTCGCACATGTGAACTGCAATACTGGTCTCTCTTGCAAATTCTTTTTTACAAAAAGCACATTGATAACTCATTGTAATATTTTATGCTGATTGATGTAGTTTGTCAAGTATGTGTTCAGCACATGGTGATGACCTTGTTCCGGATGTGTCATATCTGGTGGCACATATAGCGAACCAGGTGGATATTTTGATCCAGGCACGCCTTGCTGCTGTTGATATGCAGTGGCACGCCACTCGAATCCATGCACAATTTCCGGGCATGAATTTAACAAGGCTAGTTTGGGATCATGTAAATGTTCGTGATAAAGATTGTCTGCTTGTTGATACAGCAATGCTTGGTGTCCACGACTTTTTAAATCGTTTACAGTGCTCAACATGCGATACATCAAATCCTCAGTACGATCTACAATACTGTATACTTCACTCTTTAATTTGATCTCTACAAATTGCGCACTGTCTTGATCTGTCCAATGCAGTTGCCATCTTGATTTGTACTCTTGATTTTGTGGATTGATCCAACGTCCTTCAAAAGACGTTTCTTCTTCGCAAATTGGCAGTTCAAGTCTGCTGACAAAAGTCATGCCCAACACATAAAAGGTTGGCACGGTGGTGGCATAACTGTGTTTTAAAGTTGTTCTTAAAATTCTGCTGTTGGAGCTGCCAGATACGGCTATGCTTTGTGCGGAGTCAATGCCCAATTGAGTTTTTAGATTAACATGTCCAAGACCGGCAGCATATTTGTGCATGTAACTGCACCCATTTACCACCAACTGTTTGTATTTCATTTGTCGTTGCCGTGATCTCGGATGTACTGATCAAGTTCTTTCTTTGTGGTCATTGAGGCTAGCATGGCTATTTCATCTTCTTTGTAGGTGGGAAACAACTCTGCCAACTGCTTTTTGATACTGCTTGCCCCTGTACCAGTTTCTTTCTTCTTGGGAGAGATCCAGTTGTGTCTGGGTGTGCCCATGTCTGGACTCACTGTGGTAGCACACAACCATTGCAGTTCGGGATGTTTGTTAATATTAAAGAAGTGTTTGTTTAGTCTCTCGTTGGTGGAGATCAAATAGAACTCTTGCATTTCCCGGCTGCCTTCCACACATGACGCCCAACGAATCATGAGATAGTTTGAAAACTTCTTGCGTTCTTCTTCTGTGAGTTCGCGATAGAAGTTTCTGTTTTTGCGATCCAATTGTCGCATCTCATTGGCAATGTTTAGTTTATCACTCATCGTTCAATTACCAGTCTAACATTACCATCCAGCCATTCATCTAAGGGATCTAAATTCACATCAAATATTATATATTTGCAAGGCAAATTGTGTAGTTGATTTCTCACATAATGATTATAAATTTTTTTGCTATCTTTTTCTAATTTAACAATTGGTTTTGTTTCTTGATCTATCATACGTTGAAGATTTAAAGAAAGAAACCCTCGACCGCCCGGTGCTACCATACTGATAAATTCTTCGCAGACCAATCGAATTTCTGTGATTGGTCTATAATGCAAGGCATTGATCGAAAACACTGATTCAAAATAATTTTGATGAGTTTTAATATATCTAGGAGTTACTTGATCTTCTATGTCAGGATAATTTTGACCATCATTGCTTTTATCAATCCCAATGATGCTAGGAATATATTTTTTAAACAGATTCGCCCCACATCCCAAATCATATATTGTAGTTGGATTTTTTTCTAACAATGGTTGCAAATAATAGAATGGTATCATGGAAAATCCCTTAAAGGGAGTAGATAGCCATTGTCTAGGGGTGGCGTTATCAATGAGTTTAGTTTTTTGATCCCACCATAGATTATCAAAATCTTTGGCTACATTACGGCATATGTCTGTAGATTCAAATTGTTTTTTAAATTGTTCCGGATTGTAAGGGTTTAGATTTTGTCTCATTTCTCTACCTTGATCAACTTGTATATCATTATAACACGTTCCAAGGCATCTTGTAAAGCAGGCGTGGTCTTGGCCAGTCGCCGAATGTCCGCCCACATTTTATTTTCCTGGAGGTGATCAAACAAGGGCCTACCATCTGATGTTCTGCTATCGTGGTCGATATGATGTCCGTTTACTGGATCATATGAATGGCCTATTAACCGTCGGGTGCTGGGCTCAGCACCTGACTCACGGGCATACACTTCATTGCCCACACGTTCATAGACGTAAGAGGCACCAGGTTTAAGAGTTCCCATACTTGTAGCCATATTGAGTGTGTGCCCAGCGTAGGAAACGTTCTAGTCCTTCCTGGTCCTCTGGATAACTTTCCAAGTAAATCTTGGCCAAGCGATTGACGATTTCAAATATTTGTGGTTCAGTGTATGCCATGTATCACCATGATTTGTTGTAGTCTACTATCTCACAGTTGCGACTGATGTCTTTGACAAAGTACACACAGTCAGGATCAGGATCATCGTTCAAGGGCACAGCAAGTAACTGCCCATTCTTCAGTTTGGGTGCATACCACGATACTTCATGATACACATCCAAGATTTCAATGTCCGGGAATGACGGACGGAAACTTGTGAGTGGATTGAACTGAAACACTCTAAATCCACGGTCATTGATTGATGTCAAGGGCAACACTTCCAAGTCACCTACTTCGGGCTCACCTATGAGTATTTGCCAGTCCATGGGCATCTTGATGGTGTTGTTTCCAATGCGTAGCACAAGTGCAGGTGCATTGAAACTCTCTAAAAAGATCAACGGAATGAAATGATAGTCAGGCTCTTGTGGGTTTGAGTTGTCCAATATAGCAAACCGCATGTCATCTACTTCTTCAGGCAAATGATCTAGGTCGTAATGAATGTTGTCTAAGGTTAAAATTCGCATGTGTTTAGTTTACAGGGTTTGTGTCAATAAGTCAACCGCCAGTTGCGTATCTGCGGATCATAACGAAATACAATGTCAGTGGTGGCTCCCATGATGTGCTTGCTAATATTACCAAACCAAACATCTCTACAATCCATTATTATCTTGCCGTATTTGGCTTGCCAAAACAACACTACATACATGCTTTGTTGGAATCTTTTGACATCATTGAAGGGAATTGTAACAGTGATGTCCGACTCAATGTTTAACTGATTTAAATCAATAGTAATGGGTTGAGTTTGATGATATTTTATTAATTTTAGATCTTTAAACTCTGGCAACATTTTAAACAACCTATTGAGTTGATTGGTTTGGTAACGTGTGTCAGCTAGGCTATACTGTTGCTGAAAATCTTGATTGATGATGCTGGCAAAAGCAGGATCAACATCAATGTCAGGTTGATATTCAAATGCTTCTGATCCTGATTGATCAACCACAAATATCGGATGCATTTCATAAATTTCTGCATGAATGCAAAACTGCCCAGGTATAAATTCACCGCCATGTCTCTGTGCATGGTTGGATAATTTTATTATATCTTCGCCAAATATTTGTGTGTTGATGGTTTCTGACACGTAGACGTCGGCTTTGATGTCAAGATCAAGAAAGTCCCCGTGTACTACTTCAATACGGTCAGTCAACTGTAATTTTTCAATAATTGATTTGGTATATTGATACCGTTGCAAATCTCTTTCAACTGCAATTACATGTTTGGCGCCTGCGTGAGTTGCTATTATGCTAAGAAACCCTGTGCCAGCTCCTATATCGCAGACTACTTTGCCGGGCGCGGCCAACTCAATTGCAGTTTTGTAAAAAATATTACGGCCGGTGTCGTTTAACATGGGCAGGAACACACCGTCGTCTTTCATGAAATCTAAGCTCATCCCAGTTTCATCCAATCCAGCTTCTCTTGTGTAAAAGGATAGTTGGCTTCTCGGTAGAACTGTTTGCGCTTGGTCAAATGACGCTTGGCAAATTTGCACGTTGATGTTATGTCCCAGATTTGAACATGGTCTTTGTCTTCTGCTTTGCGTATGCCACGACCGATTGACTGTATAACCCGCACAAAACTCTTGCCAGGCTCAACAAGGACCAGGTTAAAAATCCTAGGAATATTAATACCCACGGCAGCAACGCCATAAGTTGCCACAATAATTTTATCGGTTGCATCAGCCACTTCATCATATTCTGCTTGCCTCTTAGATCCTTTGGTTGCTCCTGAAACAAACACTGCTCGGTCCCCAAGTCTTGCAACTAACTGTCTACCACACTCAGTGCGGTCTACTAGCACCAATGTATTGCCTGTTTCGTTTACTTGACGCACCAAGTCTGCCATGGTATCCAGGCGTCCTGACTCTTCCAGCAAGTATTTGAGTTCGCTTTGATAGTCTTTGTACTCCACATGATCAATTAACTGCACAATGTTCACATGACAGTTGGCCAGTACACCTTGTTGTTGTAGTTCACTGGCACTGAGTCGGCCAATCACAGGACCTAAACTGACCAACAGTGCTTGGCTTTCAAACTTTTCTTTGGGCACAGTTCCAGTCAATCCCCAGCGAATTGGCACTCTAGCCATGACGCCTGTTAACAAGGTTTTGAGTGCATCTGCTTTGGCCATGTGTACTTCATCCACAATCACGCACACCACATCTTCAAGAAACTCACCTATGGTACAGTCGCCTACACCTGCTTTGGTGTTCTTCAGCAGGTTGTTTAGGCTTTGCCAGGTGCATATGGTGTGTTGACGCCCGTATTCTTTTCTGTCGCCAAAGTACACACCAACATCTTGTTGCATGTTGATATAGTCTGCTTCGGTCTGCGTCACAAGACTTTTGTTGGGCACAATCACAATGCTACGACCATAAGGTGCCACAGCATTGCTCAAGGCCGCTGTCATAATGGTCTTGCCTGCACCTGTGGCCACTTCTTGTATACACTGTGGGTTGGCCAAGAAGTTGTTGATGATCTCCACTTGGTAGTCACGCAACATGATAGGCTGCCCTGCAGCCGGATGCCCTTTTGGCCACCGCACATGTTCAAAACTTGTTTCAGTTACTGATTCAAAGTTGAATGTGTTTGAGTATTCACGTTGATCATCCAGTTCAACATCATAGTCAAACTTTTCCAATATGGGCATGATTTCTGGCAGTAAGTTTACATAAGTGCTACCACCTAACTGGAAGTATGCTACCTTGCCATCCCACCGTCCCAGTCGCACTGCTGGCAAATAACGTGCGGCAGGGTTTTCATATTTGAAAGCATTGACTAGAGCTTTGCGGGCATCCAAGTCCAGACCTTCAATCTTGATGTTTACTTCGTCACGTATTTGTATGGTACAGCGTTTCATTGTATAGTTACTTCACGCACAAGTTGTCGTGACCTTATTTGAGAGATTAATTGTTGTTGTGTGCCAGTGTATTCTAAATCTGCCACAGGAAAACGCAACGGGCTTGCTTGTATGTCCTGGGCATTGTATATATTGTGTTTGGCAAAAAAGTTTTGTTGAGATTCAATGTAATGTTGAATACGAGGATACATCGATGTCAGATCCAGGTCATAAAACGCAACAAAAAAATCAGCACTGTAGTATCCAAAAGGGCGAAATGCATCTTCACCTATGTACTGATCATTGTCTCGGGTTAAGTCCTCTATTGTTTTGCCAATCTCGCAATAGTTAAGATACACTGTTCCAAATTTGATTGCTGGCTCGCCGTACTGCTGTTGTAGTTCAGTTGCCAGGCATTGTGTTTTAGGCATACCAAACCAAGTGCAAATAAATTCTGGCCTCGGTGGACGTTGTGCGGCTTCGCACCTATGCACTGCCAAGTTTAAATTGGCCAATGCTTGTCTAACTGTGTCGGGCGCTGAGCGCCAATATTCGGATGTTTGTTGATCCAACAGCCCGTGATAACGTTCAAATATGTTGTGCAAATAGTTGAGACCATCTTGTGTGTATTCAAAGTCGCGTTCAATAATTGGATCATGTGCGTTGATGGTAGCAATGCATTGTTGTATCATGTCAACTGCCCGGTCTTGCTCTTGTTGAGCAGTGCCAAATCCGTAAAATCTATCTGGATTGTCCATGGGCCAGGCATGACGTTGGCTCATGCGCTCAATCCATAGTTCGGCCAAGGGTGTTTGTCAAGTGTTAAAACACAATTCAAAGTTGTTGTGTAATTTGATTACAAGACGCTGAGACATAACACAGTATATACTCTTGCAAAACAAAAGTCAAAAAAACAGGCTCCGAAGAGCCTGTTGTAAAAACCCGGGGCGGAGCCAACCAATCCCCAGGGTAAAACTCAATCACTTAATATCAAAATAAGAAATGCCAACATCAATGCTAACCAGGGTTGACCCACAATCACTAGCAGTAGCACAGCAAGCCAAGCCATGTCAGGCACTCTTCATGCAAGTTGTCTCTGCAAGACGCTTCCAGTTGCCTGCAAAGCTCTTGCGCAAGTCTGCAATCTTAAGAGCCATACGCAAGCTCATCTCACGTAGGCGATTCTGGTTTGCTTCCATGAACTCAATGATCTCGTCCTGCGCACACTCTTCAAAATCATAGTCTGCAAACAACACACCGTCTTTGGCAATCTGCTTGATACGCAACACTTTGTCACGCATGGTGTCCAGTGTCAAGTCAAGATAGTGACAGCGTGATTGCAGTGCATCCAAGTGATCACGCAATTTTTGCGACTTCATCTGATCAAACTTCAAATTGGTGATAAAGATAACACTACCTTTGAACTCGAAACGATCTGGGATGCCTTCGCGGCGCAGAGTGCTGGACTCTGACAACCATGAAATAGTACGCTTCTTGCCGGAGTCTAATGCACCCTTCAGCAAGTTCAATGCCACATCATCCAACAAAATGCTGTCACAGTCATCAAACACCAACACACAATTATCGTCTGAATATTTGTACAGTGCTTGATACAAGCCGATGGGTGTTGCTGAACCTTTGACAACTTCAGCGCGGAGACGCTTGCCTGCCAATTTGTCAAACAGTGTAGCTTTTTCAATCTCTTGCTCAACGCCAAAGCTCTTGCCAACTCCGGGAGGGCCCGATACAATCATGGCACGGATGTCGCCATTAACACAGGCCTTTGTCATCTCATGCAAGATGTCAAAACGCTCACGAATACGTGTCATAATTTGTTCTTCTGTCTCTGCCTCTACTTGGGGCTTGGCAAATGCCACTGTATTTTCTTTGCTCACTGCATCTCCATTGACATACTCGATGTCGCTAATGTTGTTGACTTTGATACGGATGGTGTCGGGGCAGTTGGGAAATGCACCGTTGTTTTCTACTGTCACGAAATTACCTTTGGCGCCAGATTGAAAGCCTGACACAAGATTGAAAGCGATATTGCGAACGGGTTTGTTGCGATACACACCTTTGATAACACGAATTGCACTCATTGTTGGCTCCTTTGAAATGCGGTTGTTTACTGTTTATGTCTCTATTATAGCAAATGTTGAATTAATGGTCAACCGGGGCAAACAATGCTTGACCTTGTTGCATAAAAACAACAAACGCTTCCATTGTGCGCTCACTGTATACCATGCGGCCGTTTTTTTGAATGTCTTGCAGTGTTTCCAACAAGGGCATGCCCAGAAAGTCTGCTTCTTTTTGGATTTGTTTA